AATTTTTGAGTCAAATGATGGTAAAGAAAAAAAAGTTGTTGAGGCAAAAGCTGGAAGAATAATAACTTGGCCTAGTAATTTTTTATTCAGACATGGTATAGAACCAATAACAAAAGGAGTGAGACATTCAATTGTATCATGGGCAGTTTAGATAAATATAAAGTAATTAAGAATTTTTTAACTAAAGAAGAACAAAAGTTATTAAGATATTATACCGTAATGAGACATAGAAATAATCAAAATGAGTTTGATTGGAATCAATGTAAAGGTTTATCAATGTTTTATGGTGATTCAATAATGGAAGCATTAATGATACATAAGTGTGAAATTATGAATAAGGAGACGGGTTTAAAACTTTTACCAACTTATTCTTGTTGGAGAATGTATATTTTAGGAGCAGATTTAAAAAAACATAAAGACCGACCATCTTGTGAAATTAGTGTTACGGTTCAAATAGCTTCCTCAAGTAAATGGCCATTGTATATTGATGATAACGAAATAAATTTAGAAGATGGTGATGCAGTTATATATAGAGGTTGTGATGTTGAACATTGGAGAAATGAATACAAAAGTGATTATCATGCTCAAGTATTTTTACATTATGTAAACAAAAATGGTCCTAATGCAAAACATTACAAAGATGGAAGACCTATGTTTGGATTACCAGCATCAAAAAGGAATCAATTACCATAATGAAATTTAGACAAAGCAAAGAGGATGGTTCTTGTGATTTAATTTTTTCAGACGAAGAAATTAAAAATTTAAATAAAAATAAAAAATTACATTTTACTCCAGAAAGTTTAAGAACTTTTGGTAATGTTTTAGTACATATGGTTGCAAAATTTAATGCTAATTTTAACAAGGACATTCAAAATAAGATGACTGAATCTAATGAGAAACTTAATCTTAAGTAAATATATTCAAAAACCCATAGAACAGGAAGTTTTATTTTATCAAGGTAAAATAAAAATTGATGCTGAATATTTTATTAAAAAAATAGAAGAGGGTATTATGCATAAGGAAAATAAAAATTATGTTACAAATGTAAAAGGTAAAATGACAGATTGGAAATACTTTTTAGAGGATAAACATTTCATAGAATTAGTTACATCTATATTTAAATCAGCAAATGTTATGCATAAAAAATTACCTTCTTGCAGATTGTCAGATGCTTGGGGCATAAAATTACAGCCTTCGGATCATACTGAAATACATAATCATAAACCTTGCTTATATTCTGGTGCCATCTATTTAACATCAAGTAATAATCATTTGGAGTTTCCTGAAATTAATGTTGCTATGAAACCTGAAGTTGGGGAGTTTGCATTATTTAGTTCTTTTTTAAAACATTTTGCTGCCAAAGGTAATGATACAAACATTAAATACGGATTATCTTTTAACTTAACTACATGAAAAGCCTTCAAGTTGATACCCTAATTAGATCTTGGTATATTGATGTAAAGATCTGTGATCAAATATTACTATGGGCTGATAATAATGATCATCTATATCATGATGTAGAACTTGTAAGACCTAATAAAAAGATTGAATACAGTAAGCGAGAAATTAACATTGCGAGTAATGATTTTTCTAAGCCTTGGTATTTTTATAGAAAAGCTTTAAATAGTTGTGCAGCAGAATATATGAAACAGTTACCGCACGTAAATTTTGTTTTTCATACAGATATTGTAGAATCTTATAATTTACAACATTATAAACCTGGTCAAGGTTTTTATAATTGGCATTGTGAAAACAATGGAACACCTAATCATTTAAGAAAAAGAAACTTAGTATTTATGACATTTTTAAATGATGTTGAAAAAGGTGGCACAGAGTTTTACCATCAAAACTTAACAGTGCCAGCTAAGAAAGGCCTAACTCTAATTTGGCCTGCTTATTGGACCCATACACATAGAAGTCAAATAACAAAAATAGACCATAAATACATAGTTACTGGTTGGTATAGCTTTTTAGATAAAGAGCCAAGTCTATAAATCACACTAGAACTTTAGTATAATGACAATATGCCTTTATCAAAAGTACGTATAGTCCCAGGTTTTGACAAACAAGCTACTCCAGCAGAAGCTGAAGGTAGATGGGTTGATGGTGACAATGTTAGATTCAGATATGGTGAACCAGAAAAAATTGGTGGTTGGAGTGCACTTACAGAAAATACTATAGTTGGTGCAGCTAGAGCTCAACACGTTTGGTCCAATACAGATGGTAAAAAATTTGCTGCCATTGGCACCGATAAAGTTTTAATTATTTATTATGCTGGTGCTTTCTATGATGTAACACCTTTAGAAACTGACAACTTCTCTACAGGAGCAAGTATAACAACGACCAACGGATCAGCTACTGTTACTATAACTACTTCAGCATCACACAATTTAGAAGTTGGAGAGTTAACTACTTTTGCTAATGCAGCTTCTTTTACATCTGCTAATACAGACTATACTGCTGCAGATTTTGATGATCAAGTTTTTGAAGTTCAATCTGTTCCTACTATAACAACTTTCACAATTACAATGCCATCAGCAGAATCTAAATCTGGTGTAACAACTGATGGATCATTAGATGTTAGACCTTACGAACCAGTTGGACCACTTAATCAAACTTTTGGTTATGGTTGGGGGACTTATTTATGGGGTGGTCGAACGGTTGCTCAAGTAACAACTACTATGAACAATGGTGGAAATTTATTAGTTGGTGGTTCTACGGTAACTTTAACTAGTGCCACTAACTTTCCAACCTCTGGAACTATTAGAATTGGTTCTGAGGACATTACTTACTCAGGTAAAAACAGCAATGAGTTAACTGGTTTAGGTCGTGGAGCTAATGGCACAACAGCAGCAGAACATTCAGATGGATCAACGGTAACTAATATTTCTGATTACGTTGGCTGGGGTGATGCTTCAACATCCAGTAATGTAACCATAGATCCTGCCAATTGGTCATTAGATAACTATGGTAATTTACTTATAGCTACAGTTCACAACGGTCGAACTTTTACTTGGGATGCGTCAGCAACAAATGCTTTAACTACCAGAGCTACTAAAGGAACAGGCATGCCTACTAGGTCTGTAATGACAATGGTCTCTGATAGGGATAGACACTTATTTCATTTAGGAACTGAAACAACCATAGGAACTCCATCTACACAAGATAAAATGTTTATAAGATTTTCTGATCAAGAAAGTTTAACCGATTATGCACCTACATCAACTAACACTGCAGGAACCTTTAGATTGGATGATGGCACACAAATCATTGGTGCTATTAAAGGTAAAGATTATATTATAGTTTTAACTGACACTGCATCATATATAGTTCAGTTTGTTGGGCCACCTTTTACTTTTTCTATTCTTAAAGTAGGTTCGAATAATGGTATGATTGGACAACATGCAGGGATTTTTGCAAACGGTGCTGTTTATTGGATGGGTAAAACAGGCGGTTTTTATGTCTATGACGGTACTGTAAAATCATTACCTTGCTTAGTAGAAGATTTTGTATTTACAACAAACGGTAACAACCCTGGAATTAATTTTACTTCTGGTCAATTGGTATATGCAGGTATTAATGAATTATATTCTGAAATAAATTGGTTTTATGCAACGGCAAATTCACAGGTCGTAAACAGATGTGTAACCTATAACTTTGCTGAAAATGTATGGACAACTAGCACTTTGGATAGAACTACTTGGGTTGGATCTACCGTGTATGAACAACCTTATGCAACAGATTATGAATCTTCAGTAACTCCAACTTTTCCAACTGTTAATGGCGTTTCAGCTGGTGCTTCGATATATTATCAACATGAAATAGGTGTGAATCAAGTAAATACTGATCAGTCATCAACTGCAATACCAGCGTTTATAAAATCTGGTGAGTTTGATTTAAACGGTAATTCAGGAGTTCCTGGTGATGGTGAATTCTTAATGAGTATTAGTAGATTTTTACCAGACTTTAAACGTATTAGTGGTAATGCAAAAGTTACTATTTTCTTAAACTCTTTTGCTCAAGGATCTGTAGCTGCATCAAGTCCATTAGGACCCTTTACTATAAGTTCTAGCACCACTAAGGTAAACACAAGAGCAAGAGCAAGATTTGCTGCTGTGCAAATTGAAAACGAAAGTTTAGACGAAAGTTGGCGATACGGTACTTTCAGATTTGATGTAAGAGTGGATGGTAGAAGATAATGGCGAGAATAGTAATACAATTACCAGAACCAGCTAATGAATATTCTACAGATAATCAAAGACAAATTTTACAGGCTTTGAGAACTCTACAACAGCAATTGAATTTTTCTTTTACAACTGATATTAAAAACGAACAAAATAGTTTTAACTATTTTTTAATGTAATGACTATACAATATAAAAATCAAGGTTTTACTTTAACAACCACAAGCACTGTTAGTGTTTTAACAGCTAATACAAGTTCGACTGTATTAGTAAAACAAATACAAGCATCTAATGGTTCTGGATCATCAGCAATTTCTCTGGTAACACAAGTGACTGACACTTCTGCTAGTGCAACTTTCAGGATAGGTAATCAATCAATAGCAGCTTCTTCAACCACAGATATAATAAATCAAACCTTAGTATTAGAAGCTGGTGATATAATTAAAATGACAACTGGCACCGCAAACGAAATACAAGGTATTATATCATACGCACAATTAGATAGATCACAGGAAAATGGTTAAAAGAAATAGATTCGGCGTAAACACATACGTAAAACGAACTCGTCCGAAAATAGGTAGACACAAAAAACGTATGAATAAAGCAGAGAAAAG